TATTTAGTATGAAGTGCCGACAAACTGACGCTTACAAGAATTTCATTTTGACCGATGTATCAACTGCCAAAGAAAGATACAACAAGTTTTTGTTTGATGAAGGTGCAACCGACAACACGACTTTGGAAGTTGGTGAACACGAATACAGAATCTACGCACAGATTTCATCTAACAATTTGAATCCGTCATTGGCTGATGAGTTGGTTGAAACGGGCATCTTAAAAGTTCTCCCATTGTTAAACAACGAATTATTCTACCAGGTATCGTGAGCGAAAAAATATACACAACAAATCGTGATATGGGTGTTGAACACGAAGTTGATCTCACCAAGAAACTGTTCACCACAAACCGTGATATGGGATTTGAACGCAATGTAGAATTCAACCAACGAAACTACGATGTTGATGCATTGAGGGCTTTCTTTTTATTAACTGAAGATTCATTTTTATTACTCCAAGAGGATGGAGGTCGTTTGGTAGAAAGTTATGGGTAACAAGAAGATTTCACAACTTGATCCAATAGGAACTATTGATGTCGTTCAGGACAGCATTCCAATTGTTGACTATTCCGAAGGTGTCACCAAACGGACAAACCTTGCCAACATCGGTCAGCGTGTATTGGAAGCCAACAGTACCACAAACCTTGCAGAAGGAACAAACCTATATTTTACCAATACACGAGTTTACACGAAGGTGAAAGCAACTTTGTTGGCTGGTTCAAACACATCTATCACTTTTGACGATGCACTTCAAACCATCACCATCGCATCGCAAGGGAATGTTCAATCCGTAAACACAAAGACGGGTGCAGTTGTATTGACAACAACGGACATAAGCGAGGGGACAAACGAGTATTTCACCGCAGCAAGAGTGAGGGCAGTTGTTTTGACTGGGTTATCATTTGCAACCAATGCCGTGATTTCTGCAACTGATTCAGTATTGGTTGCCTTCGGTAAGTTACAAGCACAGATTACCGCCAATCTTTCAACACTTACATCACACACATCAAACACAAGCAACCCACACGCCACTACAAAAGCACAAGTAGGGTTGAGTGATGTACCAAATGTAGACACCACAAATGCATCAAATATCACAAGTGGTACATTGGCTGATGCAAGGTTAACATCTGCCGTTACAAAGCAAGGAAACACATTTAACGGAGCATCTCAATTGGTTCAGTTGGATGCATCTGCAAAACTTCCTGCCGTTGACGGTTCTAATTTAACAAACTTAAACATTCCACCTTCAACGGGTGGGGATTTATACTTATTTTATAACTACTAAAATGGCAGCAAACACATCACCCATATTCGCACTTGTCCCCGAAACGAAGATAGTAACGGTTACAACAGCAACCACCGATAGAACTGGAGCAACTACTACAAACTTGGCAGAGTTACTAACCGCAGCAACTAACGGCACTAAAATTACCCAAATCGGAGCAAAGGTTGCAGGTACAAATACGAGTTGTTTGGTGCTGATATTTATTACCGATACCGCAGGGGCAAATCCTAAATTATACGATGAGATTGGACTCAATGCAGTTACACCATCTAATACCTCAAACTCACAACGAGCAGTAACTGCATATAGTGACTTGCAACTAAAAAGCGGACAAAAAGTGTTAGTAGGAACAACCGTTGCACAAGCCGCAGGTGTTAATATTTTTGCAATTAAAGGAGACTACTAATGCCCGACTTCGGAATATTTAGAGGTTTTAATGACAAATTGTTTGGCGAGAAATTATACGCTGGGCAGTTGCCGACGCAGTTAGGGCAAATTGGTAGTTTAGATTTTTCTTTACTTTTAGATAGCTACCCCAACGCAGCAGTTGCTTATTCATTGCGCAGATTGCGTGGTTCTTATACCAATAGCGCTATTCGTGTAAAAAGGGCAATTGATAACAGTGAGCAAGATATAGGTTTTGTAAACAACCAATTAGACATTGCAACTCTTCAAAGTTTTTGCATCGGAACAAATGGATTTGTAACTACTTGGTACGACCAAAGCGGTAATTCAATTAATGTAACTCAAACAACAGCCGCAAGACAACCACAAATAGTTAGTAATGGAAATTTATATTTACATCAATCCAAACCATATATATTTTTTACCGATTTAGCCGTAAACACATTAAGTGTTAATATGACATTAAATTATACAGGGTTTTCAATTTTTGCAGTTGCTAATAAAATTGCTACTGGCAATTTTCGAGCCACTTTTTCCCGAATTATATCGTTTTTTAATGCAAGTTTTGATGATTTTCAAAATATTACAACAAATCATTTAGCGATGATAAATTCTGGATTTATTAGAGCTGGTATTGATTCTATTAAAACCGATGTATCTTATTCATTTAATCAATATTATATAATAAATCAAATTAGGGATAATAGTTTGAATATTAACAATGTGGGTAAAAATAATGTCATAACTAATGGAACTTTTAATGGTTTATTAAATTCTTCAACATTAAAAATAGGTAATAATAAAGCAGAAAACGATTGTCAATTTAACGGTTATATGGCTGAAATAATCCTTTATCCATCAAATCAAACTAACAATGTTGTTGGAATAAATACCAACATAAATACAAATTATGGCATTTATTAACGGATATAAATATAAAACAAAAGAAGAAGCAATCGCAGCACGAAAAGCGGCTGCTGATTATATGGGACTACCTAAAAACCCAAACGATACTACTATCTATTGGGTTGACTATTCTTATTCTGAACTTGACGGGTTTTATTATATTGCCTATGTTGAAGGTTTAGAGGCGGTATTTGGCGAACCGATTGAATTCGAAGTAAACTTTCCCGATCTAAATGAAAAACCTTAATGATACCACCGCAGCCATTGCCACCGCAATCACGGGTTCATCAGCGGTCATCACTTTTGCTCAAATTTATCAACCCCTTGTTACTTTTGGTGTGGGGATTCTTGGTATTATTTCGGGCGTTTTGGCTGTTATCTATTGGGCTAAAAAAATTAATCGCATCAAATGACCGTAAAAAAACCATCCGCAAATCCGCTACCAATTTCGTTTGATCAATTCCGAAAGAATCCCGTTGCTGGGGTTGCTTTCCTTGCATTGGTAGGTGTGAGCTATTTATACTATGATGTCAAGTCATCTTACACCGAGCAACTTGAGAACTCCAACAAGAAAATTGAAGCGTTGGATTTGAAGATTGACCGTCTTGGATATGCTCTAAAGAAATCCGATTCCGCATTGGCTGCTGCCATCACAGAACTTCGCATCATCAACACCGTCAAAAAATTATGAGGTACTTTGTCATTTTGTTTTGTCTGTTCATCGCAGCCATTGAGATTGCCTTCCCAGTTGGTGCAGTTACAACACCCCCGATTGATGAGGTGGAAGCAATGTTGAAAAAGGTTGAATCAAATCTTCGTCAAGCATCGGCAGTTGTCTCCGTAGCAAAAGCCAAAGGAGAAAAAATGGTTGAAGGAAAAGTGCAAGAGAAAGCCGAATTGAAAGAAGCCGTGGTGAATGCTGAAAAGAAAGCCGAAGCCGTGGTTCAACAGATGCAAGTTGTTCAAGACCAAATGGAGGTGTATGCCGTCAAGATGGTAGGTGCTGGATTAGATACCACAACCACACCAATTGAGTTCAAAGGGGTGATCTATGATGCGTATTTGAACTATCTCTCCGAAGGTGGCAAAGAGGATTTTGACTATTTTAGAATGTACTTATGGCAACAAAAGTAAACATCACATCATTTCGGGCTAAACCCAAAAACAAATTGGGCAGACATACCAAGCACAAGAACAAACACAAGAGTTCAAAACCATATAAAGGACAAGGCAAATGATAGACAAAATCAAACAAGCAATGAAGGTGAAGAACTATAAGTTCTTTGAATCAGGTGATTACAACTTGAACATCATTGGCATTCGCAATTCGGATACTGGAAGCAAGGTGACAAATGTCTTTGATGACTTGTTAACCGTCAGTTACAAAATCGGAGATGTGTGGCATTTTAAGAAATGGGCTGCGACAACTGATCCCGGCACAAAGGGAGTGAAGGAATTTCACAATGCT